GAGAAGTTCAAAGGACTTCTATTCCAGATCGAAAGAGATGCGAACCAAATCGCACAAAGAACTCGTCGCGGAAAGGGCAACGTGGTTCTCTGCTCTGCCGACGTTGCTTCAGCTCTTACAATGGCTGGAATTCTTGATTACACCCCTGCACTTAACGCTAACTTAAACGTTGACGATACTGGTAATACATTTGCTGGTACTCTTGCTGGTAAGTACAAAGTTTACATCGATCCTTTCGCTGCAAACAATGACGCTAATCAGTACTACGTTGTTGGTTACAAAGGTACTAACCCTTATGACGCTGGATTGTTCTACTGCCCTTACGTTCCTCTACAGATGGTTCGTGCAGTGGGTCAGGACACCTTCCAACCAAAAATTGGCTTCAAGACTCGTTACGGAATCGTTGCAAACCCATTTGCCGAAGGTAACGTATCTAACCAAGGACTTGGAAGACTTCTTTCCAACGCTAACCGCTACTACAGAAGAGTTAAGGTTGCAAACCTTATGTAATTCAGATATTACATATCTTACAAAGAGACCCAAATGGGTCTCTTTTTTTGTGCCTATATAGTAAGCACTATATTGTGTAAAATGATGACACAACCAAACGGAAGTAAGTGGAAGTGGATCGCTATAGGCACTGTGGGTAGTCTCCTTGCCATATCACATATCGGTATGATAGGTATGTTGAGTCAAAGGGGATCTAAGTTACCACAGATTAATTTACCTGTAGGTGATTATACCTCTTATAGAGCAGAAGTAGGCGAAGACGGATATCGTATTGACTATAAGGGTAATGACCCTACAGTGATGCGTGTGGAAAGGGATAAAAATGTAAAAGGTGGCTTTCTGGGATTGGCTAACAACAAAATCCGAGTCACTGAGGAGTACACTATGGACGGAGCTCACCACCAAGGAGGATCAGTATCCAACCCAAGATCCTGGCAAGACAACACCAATGGAGGAGGATCGTCGGGAAAGCTCACTGCCCAACAGGTCGAATGTATCGAGGCGGTCGGTGGTGGAAAGCAGACAGGGAGACTTGTTGGGACTAGCGTGGGGACTGCTGTTGCTCCTGCCTTTGTCAATATTCCCTTTGTTGGGTGGCTTGCTGCTGGTTGGGTCGCGATGTTCGGAGGAAACCAAGGATCAGAAATAGGTGGTCAAATGGCTTCTGAACTTGCAGATGTCTGTGAAGACCCCGATTTTGTTGAATAAATAAAGATAAAACTCATGAGCAGAGAATACACTGATATCAAAGGACCTAATCTCTTTGATAGACAAATTAAAAATAGGAATTTTCTGTCTCCAGCTGGATTCAAATTCACCTTGCAGAAAGCACCCAAGGTGGATTTCTTTTCCAAGTCAGTATCTTTACCTAACATAACTTTAGGTGCAGCAATCCAAAGCACATATCTCAGAGATATCCCTGTTCCTGGCGATAAGTTGCAATATGGTGATTTAGATGTAGAATTCTTTATAGATGAAAACTTAGAGAACTATCTACAGATTGAAAGGTGGATGAGAGCTCTTGGATTTCCTGAGTCACTATCAGAAGCAATCAGTCTAGATCCTCAAGAAACAGATCTGTTAAATGCTGCCAGATCAGATGGAACAATACTAGTTTACAACAGTAGTTTTAATGTAATCGCTAAGGTTGATTTCAAGGATTTGTTCCCAACTTCATTGACACCAGTTCCATTTAGCGCTGATGTAACTGATATAAATTATATTGTAGCGACTGCTACTTTTAAATATACTATTTTTAATGTGGAGAGTCTAATAGGAGATGAATCTTGAATTTATACAAGACTTGTGGGATAAAGATTCCATAATTGATAATGAATTATTACACAATGAGTCAACAAAAATACCCGCTTTACACGCAAAATACTACAAAATTTACACCAACATCCTGACCTTACAGAAAGCTCAGGAAACTCAGTATAAAATTTTAAAGAAAGAGAAGTGGCAATACTACACAGGTAAGGCATCACCAGAAGTATATGTAGAAAAACCTTTTGACTATAAAGTTCTAAAAGCAGACCTAGACAAATACTTTGATGCGGATCAAGACCTTATCAGGTGTACCGCAAAGATAGAATATTACCAGATCATGTTAGATTATTTGGATAGTATTCTCAAGGTTATACAGAATCGAACGTATCAAATTAAAAATGCCATTGAGTGGCAGCGATTTACGAATGGATTATGAGTGATCTTATTATTGTCAAGAAGAATGAAGTACATCTTACTGTAGATGCACAACCTCATGTGCAACAAGAACTGTCAGATTACTTTACCTTTGATGTTCCAGGCGCCAAGTATATGCCTCAGTATAGGAACAGACATTGGGATGGCAAGATCAGATTGTTCTCTACTGCAACAGGTGAGTTGTATGTAGGACTGTTAGACAAAGTTATTGCTTGGGCAAGAAAAGCAAATTATAGTGTAGAATTTAGAAATAATGAAACGTATGGTACTCCTTTTGAAGAGAATGAGGAGATATCACTAGAGGGTGTGAAAGATTATATGACTGCAATTTCTAGTTTCAAACCTAGAGATTATCAAATAGAGGGTGTACATGATGCACTCAAATATAATAGAAGATTAATTATATCTCCAACTGGGTCAGGCAAATCCCTGATGATATATGCCGTTGCGAGATATCATGTAGGAAGAAAGAGAAGAATATTATTAGTCGTCCCTACTACTTCTCTTGTAGAACAGATGTATAAGGACTTTATAGATTATGGATGGGATGTCGAGAAATATTGTCATAAGGTATATGCTGGTAGAAAGAAAAGCACGCAACAACGTGTAACTATATCAACATGGCAGTCTATCTATACTATGGATAAGACATTTTTCTCTAAGTTTGATGTAATTATAGGAGACGAAGCACACCAATTTAAGTCTAAATCACTCATTGGTATCATGTCTAAGATGAGAGATACCAAGTATAGATATGGATTTACTGGAACTCTGAGTGGATCGCAAACACACAAGTGGGTGTTGGAGGGATTGTTTGGTCCTTCTTACAAGGTAACTCAAACATCAGATCTACAGAAGAAAGGTCAACTTGCTAAGTTGGATATCAGAATTGTATTGTTAAAACATCCAGCAATTCCCTTTGATGATTACAGGGAAGAGATGAATTATATCATAGAACATGAGAAGAGAAACTTATTCATCAGAAATCTTGCTTTAAGTTTGAAGGGTAACACCCTAGTCCTATTCAGTAGAGTAGAGGCTCATGGTGAACCACTATATAATTTAATCAACAGTGATAACGATAGAAAAGTCTTTTATGTTCATGGAGGAGTTGATAGTGAAGAGAGAGAAGAGGTTAGATCTATCGTCGATAGAGAAGCAGATGCGATCATTGTTGCGTCTTACGGAACTTTTTCTACAGGAATTAACATTAAAAACTTACATAATGTCATTTTTGCATCACCTAGCAAATCTAGAATTAGAAATCTACAAAGTATTGGTAGGGTCCTTAGAAATGGAAAGGGTAAGAACAAAGCAATGTTATATGATATCGCAGACGACATCACTGTTAAAGGTAAAAAGAACTACACCTTGAATCATTTGGTAGAGCGTGTTAAAATATACAATGAAGAGAACTTTAATTATGAAATTAGAACCGTTTACTTAAAATGAAAGTCTTAGGAATATATGGATCTATTCTCTTTGATGGATCTAATACTGAATCTTACATACATGATGCTGGTGCAACCTTATTTGTAGATGGTGAACATGTCTGTAGCATACAGGAAGAAAGACTAAGCGGTCTAAAGTATGATGGAAGATATCCAGAAAAATCTATAGACTATGTGATGGAAGGTCTTAATAAAGAAGACATAAACCTAGTCATGTTTGTAGATATTGGTTTACAAGATTGGGTAAAGAGTCTAGAAAAAAATGAACCTCAAGAGTATCTACAGAAAATATTCCCTAATGCAGAGATAGGATATATTTCTCATCATCAAGCACATGCTTATTCATCTATATTCACTCAACCATCTAATGATGGAGTATGTATTGTA